GAGGACGCACGTCTCGGCCGGGTTAGACATGGTCTTCGGTGTGTTGACGTAGGGCTTCGGCGACGTCGTCAACGGAGTCCTCGATTTCTGTGAGATGCTCTTCGATGCTTTCTAGTGTCGAGTTCACTTTCGCATGATCCTCAGAGTTCTCTTTTCGGGCGCGCTCGATAAGTGCAGCGGGTAGCCCGGCGGCGATGATGCCGGCGGCTGCGATGATGGCTACGAGAATACTTTCGTTCATGCGGTGAGCCCGGGCGGAAGTTTGTCGCCGAGTGTGTAGCGGATGTGCCACGGCTCGGACTGTACTTCGTGGCTCCATCCGAATCGCTCATAGTTCGCGAGTAGCCATTCCAGTCGCCCGTTTTGGCTGACGTTCCAGACATCTACCGCAAGGCCCCATCCATGATTCGAGGTTCCCGGTGTAGCGAGCGGGGCGAGTCCGGGCTTGAGGCTGTAGGTGACGCCGTTCCATTCCCGCGTCGGTCGCCCCGGTAAGAAGTCGAGCGTGTAACGCTGCTGGAAGACGGCTTTCTGTACCGAATAGGGCCGATAGGCGTCGAATGCTGAGGTCGGCTTGAGAACGATGCCGTCAAGTTTCGCGGCGCGTTTCATCGCATCCCATGAGAGGGCGGCGGGACGTAGCAAGAAGCCCGACGGCTTGATCGCTACGAGTAGCGCCGGGTCAAGTTCGCCGTTCTTTTGGTTGGCGAGCGCTTTCGGTAGGACGACGCGCCGAGTCGGGAGACTTTTCGCCATGATCGACTACTTGTCTTTTTTGGTGCCGTTACTTGCGACAACTCCGGCGAGGGTTCCCGATAGGAACGTGACGATCGTAGACATGAGGCTGATGAACTCTTTGTCGTTCGGTGACTGTTCGAGCGGCTGCGACACGAAGAGAAGGCCGTAGACGAAGCCGACGACGATCACCGCGAAGACGACTGCAAGAATCACTCCGACCGTCATAATCATGCGGGCGTGCAGTTGGTCTGATGTGTAACGCTCTTTCATGATTAGCACCTATCTACGGGAGTGCAATACGTCGGACGTGTTGCGGGTTTGCTGTTATTGCTGCGAGTAGTTTCGCACGACGTCAACACTACGAGGGCGGCTACTGCGAGCCATCGCATTACTCGACCGGTTCGGGCGGTGGCGGTGGAACGATGACGACACCGTTCTTGACTTCCCATCCGATTGCGGCGGGGTTCTCGGCGGTGTACTCGATGAGATGCGTCGGGTCGGTATTCACCCAGTCTGGGGCGACGACTTCGACGTTGACGACGACGCCTTTCGTGACGTTCGGCGAGATGATAGCGACGGTTCGTTCAGTCATAACTACTCAAATGTTTCGATGTAGACGTAGCCGGTGCCGCCTGCTGCGCCGTTAGTGCCTGCCGTGCCGCCTGCCCCAACCGTGACGGTGATTCCTGTGCCGGGTGTGACTGCGCCACCCGCAACAATGTAAGCGCCGTCTGCCGCGGCGTATTGTGCGTACCCTGTTGAGTCCGCAACTGTTCCTTTTGCGCCGACGCCGCTATTGGTTGAGCCTGCAACGGTACCTTGAGGGAGATTCACCGTGGCTGTCGTATTTGCGCCACCTGTGGCTGATACTGTGCCGCCTGCAAATGCAACAGATGACGTACCGCCTGCGCCGCTACTTGCGCCGACGCCGCCGCCGCCTGCGCGAATGTAAGCGACTGCATAGGTGACGCCGGTCGCCGGGGTGAATGTGCCGGACGCTGTGAATGCTGTGATGCGAGGAGTTTTCACGGAGCCACCTGTCGGAAATACTAGCGCAACGGACGCCGATAGAAACGTAATCGACGCGCCTTGATACTGGGAGAGGACTAGCGAGAGGCCGTTGAGGGTGACGCCTGCTCCGGCGGTGATGGTGGTTGCGCCTGCGCCTTTGTTGAGGACTTCGACGGTGTCGCCGAGCGTGAAGATGGTGTTGTTTATTGTGACGGTGTTTGCTGATGCGACGTTCATGACAACGCGCTTACCTGCATCGCCGACGACGAGCGTGTAACTAGCGGTCTGATCGTTGAGCGGGAGGTTAGTAATGTCGTTGAGTTTTTGTGCGGTGAGCACCGTTCCGGCGACGAATGGGAATGGGGTCGTCATGGTTTCGTCATCCTACCTTATGCGGCTAGCACGTTATCGGAGTCAAGTATTCCAAAGACCGCGTCGTCTAGCTCGAACTCGTAGACGATGTCGGTCGGGGCTGTGTAGAACGTGACCGTCTCGCCCCGGAGGTCAATGCGATGTTGGATGCCTTCGACGGAGAGTTCCTCGGTGACCGTAAGCGGGCTCCCGGTGGTGAACGTGCGAAGGATGGAGATCGTGTTGCCGATTTCTACGGTCGCGACTGCGTTCTTTTGTGGTGTTGTCAACGATCCGAAGAATGTCTCTACGCCCGAGAAACGGGGTTCGGGTTGCCCGCTCAATAGGTACCCGGCGAGCGTCAAGGCTTGCGCGTCGGTTGACAGTAGGGAGCCGGTTATCGTTTCGGCTTGCGTGAAGTAGAGGGCGATGGATGCCGGGTCGGTTTCTGTCTGGGCTGTGCCTCCGGTGCGTTCTACGGTGACACGGTTGAGGACGGTGTCGACGGTGAAGTCGACGAATACTTCACGGTATGGGGTTCCGGTGCCGTCGTCGGTGAATGTGACGGTCGGGGCGGAGAGTGTTGTGCCGATGCGGGACTGGAAGACGAGGTCGCCGTCGGACGCCCTGACGAAGATGCGGCCTCGTTCCGCTTCGTCTATTTTGCGGAGGTATTGGAGGGCGTTCGTTCCTTCGGCTATCGGATAGTTGCCGAGGGTTGTGTCTCCCGTCTCGAAGTCTCGGGCGCCTGCGGGCCATCCGACCTCGGGCAAGTTGAGGATCGTGGTGAGTCTCGCGTCTGAGACTTGCGTCGTCGGAGTGACTGCCGCGATGAACGAGTTTGAGAGGATGAAGAGGTCGTCGGCGGCGATGATGGTGACGAGCGGAATGCGTTTTGGGCCGACGTAGTCATAGTTGAAGTTCGCGACGCGACCTCGGAAGATGACGTCAGAGTTCCGGGTGATGCGTATCTGTCGCAGCGGGGAGAGTCCGGGAGTGTCGTCCGTTTCGTTGTAGTAGACGCTCGCTTCGTTGTAAGGGTCGAAGGCTCGGGTCGGGTCTTGGGCGATGATCGTGCAGCGGCCCGGCTGAATGGAATCGAGGACGGTTTTCTTGCCTCGGAAGAAGTCAACGGACTGAACGTCTATCTCGGCGAACTGGTCGACGCCGTCGAGGACGTAGGTCGTGTTGTCGAGGATGCCTTGCTGTACGTCGTCAAGTGTGAAGCCGTCGCCGAAGCCGACGTCTAGTTCGACTGTGAGGGTTCCGCCCGTGATGATGTTGACGGGCATAACTAGATAGCGATCTGGAAGTCTGCCGGGCCGTTGACGAGGTTGTATTGCTGCAAGGCTTCGACGATGAGCGTCGGTAGGTTCGCGTCGGCGGTGACGGTGTTGACGGTGATGTTGACCGTGTCGGGTAGTTGACGTTGACCGTCTGATGCTGTTGCACCGAAGAGCATCTCGTCGGAGATGCCGAAGTTCGTGGAGAACGTGCGCTCGATCGGTACGAGAATCGCGGAGCCGGCGCCGCCACCACTACCGCCTCCGGTGGATGGGATTACGGGCGCGGGGATGGCTGCGGGTGCCTCGAATGAGGGCATGGATGCGGCTGCGCTCATGCGGTCTAGTCGGTCGGGGATGACTGCCCCGGGTGCTGCTCCGGGTTTTCCGCGCTCGAATGCTCCGACGGATCCGTAGTCTTCGCTGAGTCGCCCGAAGTTGAGGAGCGGAATCGGTGCTATTTCAACGCCCGGGAGAAAATTAGCCGCTTGATTCAGAAGGTTCACTCCGATGATCGCCGAGTTGAAGGTTGCCTCGATACCGGCGACGAGGAGGTTCGCGAACTTCGCGACTGATTCCATGAGTCCTCGGGCCGCAAAGGCGTTGTCTGCAAGTAGGGAGTCGATTGACACGGCTAGGGATGCAATCACGAGCCCGACCGTTTTGAGCATTCCGAGGCTTGTCGTCTGGAATCCCGCCATCGAGACGGTCGAAGCGTTGACGGCGGCGGTGAATCCCTTCATGAGTGTCGTAACTGTCTGGATGAACGTCAGCGCCTTGAATGCGGCGAAGAGTCCCGTGACTGCGATAGTCGTCGCGATAATGCCGCGAGTAGTGTTCCCGGCTTCGTCGTAGAAGCGGAGCATCTTTTCGGTCGTGAGGCTGAGCACTCCGCCGAGGCCGTCTTCGCTGAACGCATCGGCGAACTCTTGCACGACTGGGACGATTCGGTCGGCGATGAACTCGGCGATTTTTGTAAGTATCGGGAGAACGGCGTAGCCGATTTGCTCAACGATTTCGGAGAAGGCTACGTTCAGCCGGGCTAGGCGTCCCTGAAATGTGTCGGCGGCTGCGGCACTTGCCCCGCCGAAGTTTGAGGCGAGGACGTCGAGGATTTGATTCATGTCGGCGCCGTCTTTGATCATCGTTTTAAGTTCGGGCGAGAGTTGAGTGAGGGCTTTCATGTTGCCTTCGTACCCTTTGGCGAGCGCTTCGGCTACTGCCGTCTGATCGAGCCCGAGGGCCGTTGACACGTCGAGCACGATGCCGAAGTCTTTCGTCGCACGTTCTACGTCTCGGGTTCCCCGGGTGAGTGCTGCGAACGCCGGGCGGAGTTTGTCGTCTGCGATACCGGTAGCGAGACTCATCTTGCCGATCTGGATGTCGACTTCTTTGATGTGCTCATGGGTTGCCCCGGTGACGTTACGAATTGCGACCGACATCAACTCGAAAGACTTCTGGTCTTCAGCTGCGGCTTTTGCTGCGAAGCCGATACCGGCGGCGACTGCTCCCATGCCGGCGGCTGCAGCGAGTCCGAACTTCTTGAGCCCTTGTCCGAACTTGTCGAGCGCGACGTCGGCTTCTTTGATGCTCTTTTTGAGCGGCCCGGCGTTTCCGACGATGGAGATCGTAATCGGTTTAGACATAGTTAGAGGTTGTATCGGTTTCGGATTTGAGTGAGGCGTTCAGCGTAGAGCATCGCTACCTCGGCGCGACGACCGTCAATTGCTTCGTAGATGAATGGCTGCGGCTTAATTCGGCGGTTAGGCCATCCGAAATGAATCGGCCCGGCATACGGGACGCCCGACTTGTCGCCGACGCGTATCTTTGCGGACTTCTTTGTTGACGCGTTCCGAATGGATTCGGCGAGCGCGCCGGTGAGTACTGGGACGAACTTCTTTGATCCGCCGATGACAAGTTCGGCGACTCTTTTGTTCGTTGCTAGAAACTCCGTTTTGTTGAGGTCGAGGTCGCCGCCGAGTTTCCGTAGGTCGCGTTGCACGGCGGATAGTCCCTCAACTTTGAGGCCGCCTTCTAGGTCGGTGCGGAATCCGAACGTGCCAGTCGTAGCCATTAGGTTCGCCGTCTCCGTTCGTTTTGTTTCCGTATCCCATCGTAGAGCGCGCGTATGACGTCGGGCGGCGTTCTCATTAGTGAGAGCGGGTCAAGCCTCGTAGCGATTGCTAGTTCGGCGATTTCTTTTGCTACCCCGCCGCCGGGGATGCCTAGTTTCCCGGGCCTTCTTCATGCCCGACGCCTGCGATCTCTTTGATCCATTCGTCGAACATCTTCGTCACTTTGCCGGTGTTCTTTTCGGCGAGCCATGCGAGATAGTAGAGGGACTCCATCTTCGGCTTTGTGTTCGGGTCGAACGCGGCAGAGATTGACATCTTCGCCCATCGCTCGAATGCGATTTGTGAGTCGGCGAACACGGGGAACGTGTCTTCTGTTCCGTCCTTCCGCTTGACGGTTACGGAGATGTCGAGCATCGGTTACGCGAGGGCCTGCGCGATTGCGCCGCCTGTGTAGGTGGCGGTTACTTGCACGAGTTCTCCGACGTTCACGACGATCGGCAAGGTAGCCAAGAACGCCCCCGAATGCGTGTATCGGGGCGCGCTAGCACCCGGCGCGCCGGTGAGCGGTGAGTAGACGATAGTTACGGATGAGCCGACGTCGCCGAAGATGGCTTGCACCGCTTCGCCAGTAGCGAATGAGCCCATGACGGTAAAGGTCGTCTCCGAAGATTCGAGCCCTTTGACGAATGTCCGCGAGGAGTCTTTCAGCGATGTGCTCTCCAATGCGTCGACGGTCTTATTCATCGTGATCGAGACAAGTTGATCGGCGAGGTCTACCGAGTCAACGGTGAAGACGTCGGCGGCTCCGAGAAATGTAACAGTTGCCATGTGTGATTAGTCCTTTGTTGTGTCGGATGCGTCCTTGCGGGCGCCTCGCGGTTTCTTGGGTTCATCGTAGCCGACCTCTGCGATGAGATTCTTCATTCTTGCCCGGTCGAGATCTATGCCGCATAGTTCGAGGCCGTCGGCTGAGACGAGATCACCTTCGGAGAATCCTGCAAGTCGGCGGGATGTGACGCGGTATCTCATGGGGGTCATCTTAGCCGTAGAGTTCGACGACGAAGCGGTAGGCGAGCATATCTACGCCCGACACGGAGACGCTCATCGGTTCGGCGCGTGAGCATCGGACGCTCGTGACTGTTCCGTTAAGTGTCTGGTCGGCTTCGATTTTGGTCTTCACGGAGTTCGTTCCGGTGGCGGTGAGGATCGAGTCGAGGAAGTCTTGCGCGGCCCGGTCGCTCATGCGTCCGGTGATGACCATGATGTCGCATGATGCGGAGTCCGCCCCGCGCTTAAAGACGAGATCCCAGTCGATAGACAATTGTCCGACGACTGCGGCGGGCGGGATGACATTCTCCGGGATGGTGTCATAGGAGCGGAGGCCCGTGATGTTGAGTTTCGCTTTGAGTGCGTCACGAACCGACGACGGGGTCACGCGACTACCTCTCGGCGGTACGCCCGAACGATGGCGGAGATGTCGCGCCCGAGCGGGCTCATGCGAATCGCACCGAGTTCGGAGAGGCCGAGAACGCCACCGACCGACGAGGCTCGTTTGACGTAGTCGGCGGAGAGAATGAGGCAGGCTTCGACGACATCGTCGGGAGGTTGCCCGAGATACCATCCGTACTTCGCGGTGACTTGCACTTGCGGACGGCGCGAGATGGGCAGCGGGAAGAGGTCAGGGCCGACGATTGTGACTTGCGTGAAGGGCCGCTGCTGCTGCGGAGCTGTTACCGGGTCGAGGATGTAGTCGGTGTTGAGTGTGAGAATGTCGGTGTAGTTGCCGTTGCCGGTGGCATCGAACGCGACTTGTAGTCCGTCTTGGGAGCCGATGTCGTCGACGAATAGCGTGTAGAAGTCTGTCGTCCGATAGAGACGGGCGGTCGCGTTCGCATCCATGTAGAAGCGGCGGTTAGCGATTCGGTCAATGGTGCGGGATGCCGCTTCGATGGCCTGCTCGATCGTCGTCGTTTCGTCGGCGGTAATCGTGCTCATGTTGGCGTATGCCTGAAAGGCCGCCAATGTCGTATAGCCGTTCGAGATGGCCATTAGTCCGCTCGTTTCCGTTTCTTTTTCTTGGGAGAATAATCGTCGCGGCCCGGAAGCGGATCATCTGCTGCTCGACTCAAGGAGGCGAGAGGAGCCTGCGAGATGCCGAGCCGCGACGACGCCTTTGTCGTAATCGCGCTTTGATGGAGCCCTTGAGAGACTCGGATCATGCCGCTCATGATCCGAGTCTACTTAGGGTGCCGAACCTAGAAGGTCGGAGTGATGAGGCCGGTTCCGCCGATGAGCGCGAAGGCGTTCGGAT